AGTCTTTTTATTATCTTTAATTGTTTATCTAACAGCTCTTTTCCTTTATCGGTATTTTCAATTCTAGCTTTAACAAGATTAAGAATTTCAGATTGTACCATTGCTTGAAGCTCTTTATAAGTTTCAGCATACTCACTATCCATTAATAATTTATTCTTTTGCTCATCACTTAAAGGAGAGATTTCAGCATTAATATCATCCCAAATTAATTTAGTTTGTTGAAACTGTTGTTTTTGAGCTTGTATTTGATTCAGCTTATTTCTATAATTCTCCATTAGCTGTATTTGAGCATCAAGATTATCAATAGAACTCATCATTGGATCTCCTCCACCTAATATAACTTGATTGACTGGATACATAAGACTTAGCATTTATTTTAAATAGGAGAGATTTTACTCCCTCCTATTATATTAGATATTAGGTTGTACAGTAGATCCACAACTACAAGAACATCCACTTTGAAGAGGATTAAATAAGTTTCTCAAAGTAGTAGTAGTACCAGTAGTTACATTAGCTACAGCAATAGGATAGAAAGTACTATTAGCATAATTAACTATCTTACCATCATTGCAGCATCTTCTCTCTGCTTCAAGAGCTATACCATTCTGAGCAGCATTATTAACACAGTTAATCTGCATATCAAGAACTTTAGCTCTCCAAGGTTCTACTGCATCAGCTACAGCTTGTTTAGTTTCAAGAGCAGAAATTCTACCTGAGAGTGCATCAAAATTATCTCTTTGATTCTTATAAAGAGCAAATGTACTTTCATTGAACTTCTTATTTAGTCCATCAAAACCATTTCTTTGACTCTGATATAAACCAAAATCACCATCTACTTGAGACTTCCAAATACTAAACATTTGGCTATCAATAGTCTGTCTATCACTAAATCTTTGCTCCTGTTCTGCAAGCTGTCCCTCATAGAAATTAGTAGTAGCTTTTAAATAGTTATCACATCCTTGTTCCCAAGCTTGAAAAGCAGTAGGAGCATTAGTACCATTAGCAGTACCTAATCCACTAGCCATAATATTAATATTTTCTGGCATAGAAGAACTACCTCCAAATAAACCCCAGCCATTACTTCTATTACCTAAAGCTAAAAGACCTAAAGCTGTTCCTGCAATTCCTAGCATTATATTCACATAGAGTCGTTAATTCTATGCAGTTCTCTTATGAACTTCTATATATTACTATATAGTTTAGACTATATCTTCATCCCTATATTAGGGAGTCCCCCATTTCCACTCACTTGAGTGTATGCCTTAGATTCTTCTAAGGACTTACTAGTCGTTGAACTTTCCTATAAAAAATAGGCTTAGCTGCTGATTTTCTTAATAAATTAAGAGGTTCCAGCAATTAAAGGGATTTTACTTGAGCCATAATATTAACCCAATCCAGTACCTGCAACACCTTTTGAAGCATATTCTTTTTTAGTAGCAGACTCGTCTTTTATTACTTCCTTTTCAATAACTTCCATAGTAATAAATTTAATTATTAAACATTTTTAAATAACATCTCTTGTAAGCTTACGGGTACAAAGATATTAATAAAACATTTAATTACCTAATCTTACTAAGGGCACAAAAATAAAAGAGCTAAGTACTTTATAATAAGTATCTTAGCTCTTTGTGATTTATCAACTCATTGCTAACTTAATCTATATATAAAAATACCCACTTAATAACTTAATATTAAGTGGGTTATATAATAGTTAATTAGTATTGTTTGCTAATTTATTTTTCTCAATAAACTTATCAAGATCTTTTTTAAACCATCTAAGTTCTTTAAAACCTTGAATATGCTTTCCTTTAGGTATTTTTTCTTCTCTAACATAGTTGTCAAAAGTAGCTCTACTTATATTTAAGTAAATACAAGCAGTATATTTACTAATACCTTCATCTTTTCTTGAAATTGAATTTATAATATCCAATAACTTAATTTCTTCCTCTTCCGTTAGATTAGAATTACCTGCATCAATATCTTTGATAATTCTATTTAGTTCTCTCTTTATTATTTTTAGCATATAAAAATACTATTAAAAATACAAATACTCCTGTTAAAATCATCTGTAAACATAAATACCCTAAATCATTTAAAGGGATGCCTACGTAATAATCAATTATATTAATTAACCATGTAATAGATATATAATGTAGAAATAATCTATGATACTCACAAAATTTAAATACATAAGAAGAAACATATAGAAATAATAAAGTAAGTAAAGAACAACTTCCTATGTAGCTAAATATAACTATATCTATACAAAAATAAGATAAAATTGAATTTAATAAGCACATAGAAGCCATAATTCCAGGTATTAGTTTTATTAAAATCAATTCTATCTTATATAAGGTTTTATTTAAGTTTTCCACCGCAGCCATATCTTCTATGAGTTCTTGTTACTCCTGCTTTTGCTGTCATAGGCTTTGCTCTTCCTGTCTTATTTGCCATAGTAATAAAAAATTTAAATTGTTAATTAATAGTAATAGTAATGGATTCTCCTCTAGAATGTGCTTCATTTAATTTAAGCATCAATTCTTGAAAATATTGTGTGCTGTTGGTAACTTTACCAACTACATTATTTTTTCCTACAAGAATACAGCCCAACGTATCTGACTGAGTATTTCCTACATGAATTAAAATCCCACTAAATCCTTTAACATTTTGAAGTCTAGGCAGTTTACCGTTATAAGGTTTTGCCCAAGATCTATCTTTAAATTTAGGACTTATAGTATTCATATCAATATTATAAGTTCCTATAGGAATGGCTGTTTCTCCATATACTTTTAATTTCTTAATTTCTTCTTCTTTCATATTGGAGGTTAAGCCTCTGTCAGTATCTTCAAGAGTGTTAGAAAAGAATACATCGTTAATATATAATTTACCAATAGTATAATTAGCTTTCTTAGCTATTCTCTCTACTTTTAGTTTCATTATCAAATAACTTTAAATCCTGTTTTCTTAATTTACAAGTAGCATCTACACAAAGAAAGTGCATCAAATCAAATACTTGTTTTCTTAAATCCTTTATTTCCTTTTCAAGATCTTCATTTTGTTTTCTTAATGAAGTATTTTCTTCTTTAATTTCCTCAAGCCTTTTCTTATTATCCTCTGCAAGAACTTTATAAAACTGTAAAGCTTCCTGCATATTTTTAATCACTGTCTGATCCACTTCAGAATTATATTTTTTCCTAGTAAAAAACCAAGAAGCCCATCCTGAAATAATAGTACTGGCAGCTCCTATTCCTCCTGTTATAATAATACCTAAATCAATCATTTTATTATCTCTATAAATTTTTGTTCCTTTACTTCTATATAGGGATTTTCTTCAATAACATTTACTGCCAACACAGTATGCTTTTTTTGAAATAGTCTTTGTATCCAATATTTTTTAGGAGGATTCACAGTCTCTCTCTTTTTACTTATTGTTATATATTTCTCACTAGTAAAATTAGGTTCAATAACTATTATATTAGGATACCGTAACTTTAATTTCATTTGATACCAGTTATCTTTAATTATAGTGTCCAGATGTATGATATTATTATTAAATATGGTATCCTTAAATATAATAGTATCTGTCCTATTTATATTAGATTGTATATATTGGAGGGATTTTAAATTCTTGTCTTTTACATTAAGTTCTTTTCTTAAAACATTCATTGATGCTAGTATAGAATCTTTTGAATTATTAAGTTGAGCTATTGTAATTTGATAAACTCTCTTCTCTTTTTCGAGACTGTCTAATTCGTGATTAAACGCTTTTTCATTTTGAATAGCCACATCAAGAGTCTCTTTTAAGTTTGCACCTCTTTTATATAATAAATAAATACTTGATAATACAAGAAATAAAATCCCTGCAATTATATACTTCTTCAACATATTTCTTCTCTTTCTTAAATCCGATGCAAAGATAATATAATATTTTCAAATATGCAAGTATTTTAAGTAAAAAAATTATAGTTTATAAATAAATTACTTATACTTCACTTCCTTTTCTGGAGAATCTACAAAAGATTATTAGGGGATCTTTTCAATATAATCCCCTAATAATCAAACAGATAATTATGATAAAAATAAATTTAATAACTTATTCATTAATTAGTAGACTTATACCCAGCCGCCTGCGCTGCTTGAGTAATCTCACTTACAAACTCCGTGTATCGTTTCACAAGTGGGTCGCTCTGATTTCCCAACTTCAACAATACCTGGCTCTTCTCATCACTTGTGAAGCTCTCTTCAATGGCTGCACTCACGATGGATTCCACCGTGACGGGAGTCTGCACCTTATGCACTACATCTGCGCGGTAGTGAGTCTCCTGCTTGCCATCTACCTCCGTTACCTCCTCCTCAATATTAAGAGGTACATTCTTCAATTCACCCCACGGAGTCTCTGTCGGGGTTTCATCGAAATATAATTTTGTATCAATCATAATCTTAATGTATTAATCGTTATCAAGAATACAGCAAAATGCCACGGTAGCAGTTCTAGTTGAATCCATATTAAAATTAAAAGTGTGGAAGTGCAACGGAGAAAGAGTATCGTATGTATTCTCTCCTGTAATCATAGGAGCCATCCACTTGTAACCAGTATTAAAAGAAGTGCTTAGAACCATAATCTGATATATATTATCATAAGCATAGTTTACACCATCAGTGCCTGCGCCAACTACTGTAGATATATTGTGGTCTTCTGACTTATAGAAGTCCTTGTGCCACTTTTGTTCTGTTGTCTTAGAGAGTTTTCGCTCACCCAATTTCTCATAACCACTACTTGTTTCAATATCGAAATTCTCTGTGGTGTTCTTTATGCAGAAATCGTTATTGTTTAAATACAATTTGGTGTAATCTTTGCAGCGGTAGAATGAAACAATAGTATCTGAATCTGCATCAACTTTACAAGAAACTGCTTCATATCCAAATACCCAAGTATCCTTAGAACCAATAGGAATACATACACCTCTCACTACAGGTTGTCTTAACACAACTTCCAAGGTATATTCTTTTACTGTGCCACCATTGGAAAGCGAAGCATTGATTTTACAACTAAATTTTTTAGTGTAAATACCGGTCATAACCCCATCACTAATACCTTGAACAGCTTCCCCGTCTGAGTTATACACTGATTCAAAGGTTCCTTCTGTAGCGTTACTTACAGATAGTTGAGGTTCCATTACCTTAAAGTGGCTACTTCCTCCAAACATTTCGTAACAACTAGATTGTGTAGTACCATTTATATATAGAGGAGTTCTTGACATGTTTATATAAGTGATATTTCCATCGCTATCAATAAGTCTAGCTCCAGTATGTTTTCCCCAGAACACTCCATACGGAGTAATAGTAGAGGAGCAGCCATAACCTAAAACTGAATTTAAATTTTTCGTTCTAAATTCAATGTAAAGCATAGCTTGCATTATTTCCATCGCTACATTATCTAATGGAATATACTTGACATCCCCTTCTTCGGAGTTCTTAGCTTTAACATATTTACGAACTGCATTAGCTGGATATCTCGTCCATGCTCCCTTATTAGTAGGATTCACATAAGAGGAACAATCTCCTTGAATATCAGAAAAATAACCTGTTTTTACTGAAAATTCACCGGTGATATTATCATTTCTTACAGAACGAAAAGTATTATTATACAAAACAGAAACGTCCACAGGGTAAGCTCTTGGCGGAATATAGATAGATTCATCCCCATCATAGGTAAAAAAAGAGTCACTTATAATGAATCTTTCATAAGTCGGGTTAGTACCTCCTAGAATAGCATAAATACCACTAGTGTTTGCCAAAAGAATATCTGCACCATCTGAACCATCCAATACAGCATCACTTCCATCAGAGTACTGGTTCCAATTAGTTTGATTCAACTCTTTTACAACCTTAGCATCTTTTACTGCGGAAACTTTAAAGAGGTTGTGAAATCTCATTTCTTTAAGCAGTTGATCGTCTCCTATCAACTTATGGTAGCCATTCACTCCGCCACCATCACTAGCACCACGGGTAAATTCAATACCTGTGTAGTGCTCCAACTTCTTCAATCCGCTTGCATCGTCAACGGCGGAAGGAAGAATAATTTTCAATCCTAATTTACTCATATAATATTATATTAGTTATTATTACTAGTATATCCAAATTGTTGGTCTAGTAAGGCAAGTCTCTTACTATACCATTCTAAAATGTGCCTTGGAGAATCGTAAACTCCTCCACTACTTGGAGAACCACAAGTATAATGTTTATCAGGAGTTAATATGTCAGAACTTGTATGTTTAGCTGAGCAAACATAAGAATGCCCATTATAATTAACTGCATCTCCGCTTATATACTGTTTATTACTAACCCATTCGCTATAAGAACTATTCTCAGTGTTAATACTCTCATCATACCCATGGTAAGGTAACCCGTCTTCATCATATAAAAGTTTTATTGAGCCTGCCGACATTTTCCAATATACAGGGTCTCTATAGGAGGATTGTTCCCAAAGTCTTGCTTCTTCCTTATAAGCACTAAGTCCTATGCTATTGATTAGCTTGAGTATGATGCGTTCCATAGCAGCTACTGATATAATATCAGCATCTCGGAGTTCTTTCCATCTGTTGCGCACCTCTGTTTTATGATACCACCATAAATAGCTAAAGAACGCGCCTGTCAATATTGTATTTGTCGGTTCATAAAAACTATTTAATCCAGTAACACCCATACTTAATGATACATCTGTATCATAATGATTTGCTGCAATCTTTTTTCCATCGTACATTGTCCACAAAGTATTGTGCCACATAGAATCTGTATTATAGCAATCATTAACTACAAGGAAATAATCTATACAATGAGATATATTATGGTGCTCATTAAATATTGCTATCTTTGCTTCTTCCTCAGTCTCAAATCCCCAATCAGTTAGGTTTTGTTCTGTAAGGGTAGTAGATAAAATAGGACATACATAAGAATATAAATCAAGCGTTTTTCTGACTGCAACACTTCTAGTATATTCCTTCTTGCTGAATCCAAGTGCCGTAGCTTGTTTCTGTGTCAAGTCATTCTCTGATATTATCTCATGTGTTCTCTCATAATATCCCGTCTGTGCATAGTCATTCGGTGAATCATAATCATAATATTGGAATGTGCCATCCGTTTCCTTGCAAATAGTAGTCTTCGGATTACGCACCTCTAACTGTTTCCACATTATATAACTTGGACGATACGTATTATAACTTGTGTTCACTACATCGTGCTTATAAGCTACTATACAATAAAATGTTCTTCTTATAGTAACACTACTTATTTTACCTCCAACTTCAAAATCTATTGTCTCCTCGTCATAGCATATATCTCCTACATTGTAATCTTTATTTTCGTCCCATTTTTCTATATCACCAATGTTTTGAAGATTATTATTTTTAAGGCTCCAAAAATAAGTATTATATCTCATGACTACCCCATTGAAATAATCCCCAAGCAATAACTGCTCACCATTGTTATCATTTTTTGCAATGTGATAGTTGTCCTTATCTTTCTTTAAGTTCCATGTGAATAACCCCCATGGTTCGCCATTATAATAAAGCATAAATGGAAAACCATCTGGGTGTCCCATAGCTTCATCATTGATTTCCTCAGATACATTTTTACAGCCACCCTCTAACACCTCAGTTTCTGTTTGTTTAGCAGCAGAAAGTAAGCTTGACCAAGGTCTTTGGTCAAAATAAGGTCTCGAAAGAGCGATTTCTTCTGCATGTCTATATACTCCCAATGACCGTATTTTCCATAAATCCATTGCATACCCTTTCAAATGGTATCCATCTTGAGGAATCCATCCATCAAATTGAAGAGTAAATGATTCTTTTCTAGCAGTATCGTTATATAAATCTATAGAAAAGTTCGTTTTATCATAAGTGGAAGAAGTGGCTCCTTGCTTTGAAATCTTAATTGGCTTAGTGAAGCTGTTTCCATGCACATCACGGAATGTAAGTGTAGCCTGCACCTCCACATACTTGCTCGTTGGCATACTTCCCTCAATATCCACTCTTGCCAATACCGTTGGCATGGGTAGCTTCAAGGATGTTGCTTCGCTCCAATCACCTGTTCCTCCTTCAAAATTTTCAAGAGTATTTTCAAGAGCAGTAAGTCTTTTATCTACTTTAGTATTAATAGGTTTCTGTTCTTCTGGAAGTCCTTTTGGAATATAAGCTTCGCCATTAGTTCTAGTACCTCTTACAATAAGACCATCTTTATCTGTAGTAAACTCAATAAACTCATTATTCTCTACATTAATAGCATTCAAATCTGCAATACTATTAAACTTCTCTTGTAAACCATCCAGCTCATCAAGTAGCCATTGAGGAAGTAAATTTCTCTGTATATCAAGTTTACCATTAGCTCTCAAGAAACCAAATAATACATTACCGTCTATATCTTCAGTAGCTAGAATATATTTATCATTTTTAAAGTATTGCAGATGTCCTACACTATCAAATAGCTTTTGAACATCTTCTGTAATTCCATGTGCATATTGAGTACCGTCTTTTCTTTTAAAAGCTACAATAAGATTACCATTAGAATCTTCTGCTGCTAAGATATATTCATCATTTTCAAAGAATGTTAGGTGTCCTACATTATCAAAATCTTTTCTAAGAGTATCTACTTTTTCCGTAGTTTCTTTTCTTTCTTCTATCTCTTTTGATAAACTAGTATTTGTTATTTCTAAATTATCTATAAGATTATCAATTTCTTTTTTTAATATATTATAATTTTTAGAATCGGTATTCTTTAAAGATTCTATTAATGGAAGAACTTCTCTAGGTATTCCATGGGGAATATCAACTTCTCCATAATTATTAGTGATTCCTATAGCTAAATTATCATTAGCGTCTACAATAGCAAAAGCGTATTCAGGTAATTCTGCAATTTTAAAGCCTTCAAAATCTTTAAGTCTTGTTTCATTATCAGAAGTTTTAGTCTCATTTACTGTGACTCTATTTTGCAAATTCTCTATATCCTCATTTATTAATGGAACTTTAGTTTCTAAAGAACTTACAGAAGCAGCTAATTCATCAGTAGCTGCTTGTTGATTTAAAGATGCTAGACCACTTTTAGTATTATCATAAGTAACAGCAGATGCTACAGAAGCTCCTCCAGTAACAGCTATATTCTTAATAGAATCTGTATTATCTTCTATTTTTTTATCAAGATTAGCTATACTTGTATCTAACTCAGAACTCTTTTGTTCTAATGTTTTAGTATCTCCTTCTAAATATATTTGTTTTGCTGAACCTAATTTACCTTTGCTGGTTGCAGCATTTAATTCATCTGTTAAATTAATTGCCATACATTAATTATTTAAGATATTACAAAATTCCAGGATTGTAATGTTAAAGTATTAGCAGTTCTATATACTTTATAAGTGCCCCAAGAAGTATTAATAGTACTTACAGCAGTAAGTGTAACATCAAATCCTGAAGAAGTTACTCTATTAATAGTTAGTTCATTAGGAACTGCAAACCAAACATACTGATTATTTTCTGTAGTTATACTAGGATTAAAAGCTACATTACTTGAAGAATATAAAGTTAATGCAGTAAGACTTCCTGATGTTAAAGACTCTAAGAAATTTGCTCCTGCATAACACATATATCTTATAGCACTAGCAGTTTTAGTAGCTCTGTTTTTCTTTTTTACAGTTAAAATAAATGATTGCTTTCCTCCATTAATTTCTGCTTGTGTAGTACCGCTTGAAGCTGGAATATCTGATAGAGTAACAGCATTCGCAGAGTTAGAATATTGAATTAATGACTGTTCATCCCCAACAAAAGCAGATCCTTTACTAGTAACAGTAAATGTTACTGTATGTGTTTTAGTACTCCTATTAAAAGATAAACTTAAATTAGGAACGATTGGCCATTGAGCATCTTGCAACTCAGATACATTTTCAGTTATATCTTGAAATTGTGCTAAAATATCTTCTGGTAATCCAGTAGCTGCTTCTAAAGAATTTCTTAAATCCTCATCAAATTTATCTAAAGTAAGTGTATTATCAGCTATCTTATCACTAGTAACACTTTTATTCTGTAATTTCTCTGTAGATATTGCATCAGTTGCGACTTTATCTACAGTTACAGCCTTATCATCTAATTTGCTAGTTGTTACAGAAGAATTTTCAATAGTCCTACTATTTACTGAATTAGTAGCTAATTTAACATTAGTAACATTATAATCTACTATTTTATCAGTTTCTACAGCTTCATCTGCTAATACTCTAGTATCTACAATAGCATCTTGTAAATTATAATCAGAAATACAAGAATCACTTAAATGAGTATTTACTATACTTCCTTTAGCTATTTTATCTCTAGTTACAGCGGCATCTTTAATTTTGTTTGTTGTAACACTTGCATTAGCTAATTTTTCTTCAATAACAGCAGAAGTGTAAAGTTTATCAGTAGTTACTGCCCTATCTTGTAATTTCTCTGTAGAAACTGACTCATCATCTAATTTACTAGTATCAATAGCACCATCTTCTATTTTTGCAGTAGTAACAGCTCCATTATTAATAATTCTTGTAGTAACCGCATTACTAGCAATTTTAGGCTCTATTACAGCATAAGAATCTAATTTGATAGAAGTAACTGAATTAGCTTTAATCTTCTCACTACTTATAGAATAATCCTTTAAATCTTCTGTAGTAATACTACCATCTTTAATATGCCTTGATTCAATAGAATCATCCTCTAGAAAAGTACCACTTTTAATTTCTTCAGTTATTTCTTCAATAGATTTACCTTCTTTATTAAGTACTGCATCTGAACTAGTAATAGGATATATATTTTCTTTTGATTTACCATTTATAAGTAAATCCTCCGTTAATTGTTTTATTTTTCCCATTATTTATTATTATTAATCATCCGCTACTTTGGTAAATTGATTATCTTCTTCTTTAAAAAAGATAGTATCAAAGGTATTATCCTTTTTAATAGCTTTAAAACAATGTATTTTATTTTCCCCTTGGTCATCATCAATCACTCTAAAATATGTATATGATACACTATCCTTAATAAAAATAATTTCAGCACATACTTTAATATTCTCCAATAAAGAAGGATCTGTAATCTCTTTGTTTACATCTTCCTCACTAAAAATTAATGAAGTACTGATCTCTTTATCTTCTTCCGATAAATTACCTTCTTCAATATTATCAGTATCTGTACTATTATCTATCAATGATTGCCAACCATTAGGACTATACCATTTTAAATCTCCATTATAGAACCAGATGCTGTCTTTATCTGGTTCTACTTTGGATTTAACTATATTAATTTTATTCATTATTTAGTAGTCTGTTTAATTGATTGTTTATTAATTTGCTTTTCTTTTAGCCTAGCATCAGTACTAGCTTTTTGTCTATCTAATTCAAGTTTATCTCTATCTAGTTTTAACTTAGCATCAAATTCTCTAATTTTCTCCATTAGATTAGCTTTAGCTTCTTCTGAATACACTGGCTCTTGAATACCGTCTTCATTATTAGCATTTGCTTGAATAGTAGCAATCATAAGTTTAGTCTCATTATCCCTTATATTTGCTTGCTCTTTTTGTTGTATCTCAGCTTCTTTTTGTTGAGCTTGCATTTGAGCAGCTTGTTGTTGGGCTTCTACTTGTTGCTGTTGAGCTTGCTGCTGTCTCTCTGCCAACTCATTTTCATTCTTCTCAACTAATCTTTGCTTTTCTGCCATTGAAATAGAACTATATAATCTCATAATAGTAGAGAAATTAAGTGTACTATTTTGTAGAGCAGCTTGTGCAAGAGTATCTAATTTACCTTTTAATTCTTGAGTATTATTACTATTATCTACTACTAATCCATAATCACACTCTGCAAACTCATCTCCATCAATATCCATAATTCTAACTGAATTATCAGACATTATATATTGAAATTTCTTACTTCTTCCTTTAAGAGCTATTTTAGCAGTTTCAAGAAAAGCTTCTAGTACTCTTCTTTTTACATCATCATGTATAGTAAATAACCATTCTGTAATATGTGAAGATTGTAGTGTGGATCTTTCTATTCCTCCTACAGTTTCTCTATTACTAACTTGTCCTTCTCTTTGTTTAGTAATTCCACAAACTTCAGACATTTCAAGCTTAATAAACTCTAGTATATTAATGTGTTGTTGAATAGAGTTACCTAACTCTGCATCAATTACTCCACTATTAGCATTATTTAATGCTCCTGATAATACTCCTGTAGAAGCTCCTATATTACCTTCTTTAAAGCTATCAATAACAGCAATCTTATTAGTCTTAGCATAATAAAGCCATTTTTCCATATCCCAACCTTTTGGAACTTTTGCTAAATCTATATTAAGTATTTTTCCCCAATTAGATGCTAATAACTTATTTAATCTATCATGAATAACATCATAATAATAATTATAAGGTTTCATCATATCTACAAGACTAAAAGGCCTAGCATCATTTTGATTGTATATAGAACCTATAATACCGAAATGGCATCTTGAAGGATTAGATAATCTATTGTATTGTACTACTCTAGGTCTCATATTAACATATATATCAGAACCTATTTTAGTACCTTCCCAAGCCTCATTAATATAAAATGTTTGCTCTTCCTCTCCTCTATCTTTATCTATTACATAATTCTCAGGAAAGAAGTTAAATACTTCATCTCCTGTTTGAGGATCATAAGATTTAACCTTTTTTATTCTTCTTCTTGATTTCCAATATACCCTTAGCACTCTAACATTACCTGCTAAATCATAAGGAAGTAGACTACTGCTAATACCTTCTTGAGTTCCCAATGGATCCCAAAAGAAATTATTATCAGTATCAAATTCTTCACCCATCATGTGTGTATTAATAAATCCATATCTCTCATCAATATTATCCATCGTATCTGATGTAGATTGTC